AAGCGCGAAGAGAAAATGGCGGAAGACATTAAAAACCCGGCTAACGCATGGGAATAGATTACAGAAAACCGGAGTACAGAGAAAAAGTATTCCAAGATTTTTACGAATTTCATTTACGCTACCGCGCTCACCCGGGTTGCGTGTATTACCTGATGCCTTACCTCAAAGAAAAACTCAACTGGAACGACGAAGAGGCGTTGTGGTTTGCGTTCTTAAACGGGAACACACAAAACCCGGTAACAAGTTACATACTACATAAACGATTCCCAAAAATGGAACAGCACAAAGAGCTGCTAGCGTTCTACCGGGAAAACTACGACCGGCTGGAATTCGATACAGACCGGAGATACCATAAAAAGTCGCTGGAAGATGCAATACAAAGTTACATAGCGATGGTAAAAGATAGTCAAAAAGATTTTTGGTACGCGACAGCTGCAAAAGGATTTGCGGCGATGTGGGATACGGCAAGAAGAATAAATACGTTCGGAAGACTCAGCGCGTTCTCATACCTAGAGTACGTACGGATTATGGGTGTACCGTTCGATTGCGACACGTTATTCATAAACGACATAAGCGGTTCGCGCTCGCACCGAAACGGATTATGCATTGTGGCAGGGTTGGATAGATTCGATTGGCACCAATCTAACCCGAAATTCGACGGAAAATACAGCAATGAACTATTACAAGGATTAGAAGGCAAAGGCGAAGAGCTGCTGATACAGGCTAAAGAGCGAGCAAAAGGAAAAGCATGGGAATACGACGTATCGTATTTCACGCTGGAATCAACGTTATGCACGTACAAGAGCTGGCATAGACCAAACCGAAGATACCCAAACGTGTACAACGACATGCTGGCCGGGCGCATAAAGAAAAACGAAGGCAATTGGCCGGAGGAAGATTTAAGTATCTTTTGGCAAGCAAGAAAAGATTGCCTACCGCAGCACCTAAGAATTGAAGACAACCCAAATGACTTAGGATTAAACCCGGTAAAACAAAACCATTACCGGCTAACCGGACAAGTGATTATGATGGATAAGGAATACCCGGAATACAAGAACGACTACAACGAAGCGGTAGACGACGGGAGCATAAAGGAATGGCAATAGATTCAATCTTCCCGGAATTGGGGATTAACCGGAATAAAGTTAAATGGGAAGACCACATGTACGACCTAACGCCGGTGGAATTACGCGACGGAATTTATTGGAAGAGAGAAGATTATTTCGCACCGCTAGGATACGGCGGCATAAACGGAAGTAAATTAAGACAACTATTACACCTAATTAGCAAGTTAGACGTACCGGGAATAATTACGGGAGCAAGCGTATTAAGTCCTCAATTAAGCATGGGAGCGCTGGTAGCGAAGCATTACGAGATACCAATTACGTGCGTATTAGGCGGAACTAAACCGGAGAGCGCAATACGACATGAAAACGTCGCAATAGCGCAAGATGCCGGAGCAGAATTTGTGTTCGGAAAAGTGGCGTATAACCCGGGGATACAGAGCAACGTAACAAAACTAATGGCGCTGCCGGAGTACAAAGGCTATTACAGATTAAATTACGGAATTACAGTAGACGAGAAAGCAAGCGACGACGAAGTCCAAGCATTTCACGAAGTCGGCGCATACCAAGTACAAAACATACCGGAGGAAGTAACGCACCTAGCAATGACGGCAGGAAGCTGCAACAGCTGCGTAAGCGTTTTATACGGGTTGGCCAAGTACAAAACAAACGTTAAGAAAGTAACGCTATTCGGCATAGGTCCGACGCGACTAAAAATGATTGAAGATAGATTAGAAAAGATTGAACGGGCAACAGGATTAGAGATACGAGACGTATACCGAAGAAGGTACAAACATCACAAAGACTTAGAAGGCGAACACCAAACTGACGGGCGGATACTGCTGGTGCATTATGACCTGCACTCAACAAAGTTCAGCAATTACTCAGACAAGATGCCATACACAAAGAGCGGCATAAAGTTTCACCCTACGTACGAAGGCAAGGCATTACATTACATGGACAAAAACCTCGGCGAATTTGAGTGGTGGAATGACCCGGACGGAACGACGTTATTTTGGATAGTAGGGAGCGAACCGAAAAGAGAGGCAATGAAATGGACACTATCTACCTAATAGGGCAGCCGGGCAGCGGCAAAACAACCCTAACAAAAGAGTTCCAAAAGAGCTGGGCGAAGGTAAACATGAGTGACCGGCCATTTAAGCACCAAGAGTGGGAAGCGCCGGAACTAGGAAAAGTTTACTCATTAGGTTGGGATAGAGAACATTTCAGCGGAACAGATACATTAGGCAATACCGTAATTAAATACGTAGAAGCGTTTTACGACCAAGCGTCAAGGGAAGTAAATTACATTTACGGGGAAGGCGACCGGCTAGCAAACGGAACGTACTTCGACATAGCGGAAAGATACGGAACGCTATACCTGTTTTACCTTGCAACAAACGACAAAATAGCGCAAGCAAGAAGAGAAGCAAGAAGCGCCGAAACAGGAAAGACGCAAAACCCTACATGGGTAAAGGGAAGAGTAACAAAGCATAAAAACCTCAGCGTAAAGTACAGCGCAATTTATTTACCCGGGAATAAGACGCCTCGCGAAATTACAGAGATTATGGCAGACTACTTATCCCTAGGAAAAGGAAACACATGAGCAGGAAAAAAGCACCATCTCCGGCAGTATTGGAGAAGGAGATACAGATAATTGAACTGCGACGTGCTGGGGTAACGTGGGAAAGAATTGCAATACAGACCGGATTTAAGAACGCTAGCGGAGCGTACAAGATGTACCAGCGAGCGGCGGAGCGAATGGTACGGCCGCACCTAGAAGAGTACAGAGACATGCAATTAGACCGGTTGGAGAGAATGCACCAAGCGGTATGGATGAGGGCTAAAGAAGGCGACCTACGGGCGATAGATACAGCATTACGGATTAGCGACAGGGAAGCGAAATTGTTAGGGCTAGACGCTCCAACAAAGATTACGGCGGAGGTAACAGTGTATGAGGGTCAGCAACTTATCGAACATACAGCCCGAATTATTGAACTCGTTAGACAATCTAGGGAGTCGAAGAGCAACGTGGGAAGCGTTATTAGCGAGACCCGAGCAATTACCGACTGACGACGACTCATGGTCGGTGTGGTTATACCTAGCCGGGCGCGGAGCTGGCAAAACCCGAACAGCGGCCGAATGGATAGTTTGGCAAGCGCTGACGCAGAATTGGTCACGATGGGCGGTGATTGCACCTACGTTCGGTGACGTAAGAGATACATGCGCGGAAGGTGAATCCGGGCTAATACCTATCTTGCACCAATACGGAGCATTAGATTATTACAACCGCTCAACCGGAGACATAAGGCTCACAAACGGAAGCAAGATTAAGTTGTTCTCGGCGGATGAGCCTGACCGGTTACGCGGTCCGCAACATCATGGAGCGTGGTGCGATGAGTTAGCGGCATGGAGATACCCGGATACATACGACCAGCTGCAATTCGGATTACGCCTCGGTGAACACCCAAAAACAGTAATTACAACGACGCCAAGACCTATCTCACTGATTAGACAATTGGTAGCAAAGACTGACGGAAGCGTAAAGGTAATTAGAGGCTCGACGTTCGATAACGCGGCAAACCTTGCACCTAGCGCGCTCGTAGAATTACAGGCACGATACAACGGAACAAGATTAGGCCGGCAGGAACTTTACGGAGAGATACTAGACGACGTAGAAGGAGCGTTGTGGACTAGAGGAGTGATTGACCGGAACAGAGTAGAGACGCACCCTCCATTAGCAAGAATTACAGTAAGTATTGACCCGGCAGTAACGAATACAAAAGATAGCGACGAAACGGGAATAATCGTATGCGGAAGCGACGCGGCCGGAACAGGATACGTAATAGCGGATTATTCATTTAAGGGGTCGCCTTACGAATGGGCGACAAAGGCGGTAGAAGTATTTAGATTACATAAAGCGGATTCAATCCTCGTGGAAGTAAATCAGGGAGGAGACATGGTTAGCGCGGTATTAAAACAAGTAGACGCAAGCCTACCGATACAAGAAGTAAGAGCGCACGTAGGAAAGAAGTTACGAGCTGAACCGGTGGCGGCGATGTATGAACAAGGAAGAATTAAACACGTAGGCCAATTCAACAAGCTGGAAGAGCAAATGACTATTTGGACGCCGGATAGCGCGGATTCACCTGACCGATTAGATGCGATGGTGCAGGGATTTAGTAGCCTGATTGGAACGAGCAGCGCAATAACTTATTTAAGTGCGTTAGCAAACTTTTGTACAAAATGCGGATTACCAATGCCGAAAAGTGCAAGTGTGTGTTTTAAATGCGGTACTGCTATGATTACGCAAGCCTGAAAAATAAGGGGCATTACAAAGGGAGATTCAGATGGGTCTACTTGACCGAATCGCAAAAGCAATAGCAGGAACAGAATTAGAAAAGGCTCCAAACTTACCGGCCGGCGCAGTAACAATGAACGAACAACAAATGCGCAACGCAGTACCCGGAGCAATCGGGCAAAACTACGGAACAGTAAACCCTCTCCCACGCAATCCATTATTAGCAGGAATTCCATTCGGTCCGGGAATACCAATTACACCGGGAGCAATTAACCCGGTTAATCCAATCACCGGAAGACCGGAACCAAGACGCTACGAATACCAAGTAGCACAAAACATAAACATTACTGAAACGCGCCTCGTACCGTTTAAGACACTACGCGCAGCTGCTGACCAAATAGACATCTTGCGCCGGTGCATAGAAGTAATTAAAGGCAAAGTAACAGGATTAGATTGGGATATTACGCTCGCTAACGATGCGTCAGAAAAGATTGTGTCGCAAAGCGGAGGCGACCACGTAAGAGCGATGGCAAAAGCAAGAGAAGAATTTAACGACGAGATTGACCGGATGAGAACATTTTGGGAAAACCCGGATAAAGCAAACGGATTAACGTTTACCGATTGGTTAAACATAGCGTTAGAAGAAATGCTCGTAATTGACGCATTAGCAGTATGGCCGCAGAAAACAGTCGGCGGAGATTTATACGGATTGCAGATTCTAGACGGAGCAACAATTAAACCGATGCTAGATGACCGAGGCATGAGACCTATGGCGCCGCAAGCTGCATACCAACAAATACTCTACGGATTCCCACGCGCAGAATTCAGCGCAAATAGCGATGACCCAAAAGTGGATGGCGAATTTACTTCTGATGACCTTGCGTACATGGTTAAAAACCGACGTACAACAAGCGTATACGGATACTCACCGGTGGAACGAGCGCTACCACTAGCAGACATTTACCTACGCAGACAGCAATGGATACGAGCTGAATACACTGACGGAGTAATGCCGGAACTGATGTTTGCAACTGACGCAACATGGGGTACAAATCCGGACTTGCTCAAAGCATGGGAAAACATTCTCAACGACGACCTAGCCGGGCAAACAGAGCAGCGCAAACGCGCACGTATCTTGCCGCAGGGAATTACACCGATTATTAACGACGCATACGGAGAAAAGTACAAAGATACGTTAGATGATTTCTTAATTGCGTCTATCTGCGGTCACTTCGGAGTACAACCAACTGAGATTGGATACAACCCGAAGAGCGGATTAGGCGGAGCAGGATTTGAAAGCGGAAAAGCAAATAGCGCGCAATACATCTCGATTGAACCGATAGTTAATTGGCTCAATAAAATGATTACTAACCTCTCGTACGCTTACCTCGGAATGCCAAGAGAATTAGAATTCAGAATGATGATTGCTAAGACGCAAGACGACGAAGCAAGCGCACGTAAAGCACAAATAGAAGTAACGAGCGCCGGCAAAACAGTAAACGAACGCCGCAGCGAATTAGGCTTACCGCTATTAGATACACCTCAGGCAGACATGCCGATTCTAGTAAGCGGAAGTAACGTGTTTTTGTTCTCACCTGACGGAATGATTAACCCGGTACAACAGGAAAGCGCGCCGCAATTAGAAAGCGACGGAGAAACAGAGATACCGGAAACAGAAAACAACCCGGTACCAGCTGCAAAAGAAGAGGAACCAAATAACCTCGAAACAGCGGCCGAGGTAAAAGCATTTATGAAATGGGCTAAGAAAGGTAACGCGAACCGGAGAGAATTCGATTTCAAGTGCCTAGACCCAATAGTGGCGGAAGCATTAAACCGCTGCGCGTTTGAAGGCGACCTCGATACGGCTAGGTCATTGGCGAAGGCCTACCTAGCATGACTTGGGGCGCACATAAAACTGATGTGCGCATAGCGGCGAAGAACTCCGTACAAGTGCGCGCAGCATTACGGGTAAGTATTAACGCTGAAAAAATTTATGAGGCGTACCAAGATACTCACCCGTACGTAAGCGATAACATAACGCAAGACAGAGCGCGAGCGCGAGCATGGGCGATGCTGCATGTAAAGATAGATAACGCGCCAATAGAGGCTGCGCTAAAAAAAGTTTATACAGATGGATTCCTGTTGGGATTAGACGCAAGTAAAGAAGCAATCGGCAAAGAAGTAAGAAGACGTAAGGCAGAAAACAAAGCTGCAAACCCTTACAAAGATGAACTATTGGACATGGCGCAAGGAGACGGAACAGATTACGTAGATTGGGCTAACTGGAAACCGGGAAACAGAGCAGCGGCATTACTTTACCGGCCTACGGGAGCGTTCGAAAAGATACTCGCTGACGCTGGCATAGTAAGTAAAAACATTGCAAAAGCTGGATACGACCGGATTGGAACGGCGCTCGCAGATTCAATTGCGGCTGGATTTAGTCCGGGCAAAGCTGCAAAAATAATCGCGTTAAAGGTAAGTGACCCGGCGCGAGCGCTGACAATTGCAGTAACGGAACAAAACCGAGCAATGAGCCTAGCAAGTATGCAGAATTACAAAAACTACGGGGTAGAAAAAGTAGAGTGGAGCGGAGCAAACCCTTGCGACCTATGCGCGCCAAACGAAGGCCAAGTGGTTGCGCTGGGAGAGCAATTCGAAAGCGGAGATACGGAACCGCCGGTACACCCAAACTGCCGGTGCGCATTACTGCCCGTCATTAACGAGGAATTCGACGCGGAACCGGATTCAAGCGGAATGAACCTCATGGACATCGAGGCAACAGCACCAACAGCGCAAACCTCAGCGGTAGAAAATGCGCGTAATTTAACATTAAAAGATTTCAAACAATTAGGCAATGGCCAATTACGCGAACTCGGAGAATTAGACAAATTAGAATACAAAGCATTACACCGATACAAAGGAATTGACTACCAAGAAATAAATGGCTATTTACGACAAGGAATAGACGGCATGCGATTCCCGGGAATAAACCCGGCAGAAAGCGCAGCAAGTTTGCAATTAACCGCAGACAGAGTAAGCGGAGTAATAGCAAGAACAACTCCAATTACAGAGCCTATAATTACATTTAGAGGTTTAGGCGGCACGTTCGCAGAAAAAGTATGGGAAGGAGCGCCGGGCAGCACGTGGGTAGACAAAGGATTTAGTTCAACTTCAAACTCACTATCAAACGCGGAGTCATTCTCAGCTAGGCTAATGCTAAAAGTAATAAACCCGGCAGGAACAAAAGGATTGGCGATTGAAGAAGTTATAGATGTATCGGGATTATTAGTAGAAAGAGAATGGTTGCTGCCTACTAACACTACGTTCAAAATCATCTCTAAAGAAACAACAGAAACTGGCGCAAGATACGTTACGGTGGAGGTAATACAATGAAAGAAAAAGATAACCGGTTCTACGACGACGGCTCAGGCATAGTATGGCTGAGTTACACAAAGGATAACGAGACGCACGAAAAGCCGGACACTCAGGGTACAATTACTGAACATTCAGAGGAGAATTCATAATGGCATTTAAGCACGTAAACGCAAGCACACTTACAACAACATCAATTTTGCATCAAATGGATAAAAACGCTACACCACAAACACCAATCTCAATTTACAATGGTCACAGCGCGGCTATCTTTGTTGGTGACAGCACAATTGCTACATCAGGTGCAACTATTGGGCGCACAATTGCTAATGGAACTTCACAAACATTTTACGCAAGCGCAAACGATACCATTTACGCAATTTCTGCCGCAGCGTCCGCCGCTGGCGCAATTGTTTTAACTTACTCAGCGTAATCATGGCCGAAAGATTTGCACCGCCGCAAGAAGTACGCAGTAACGCCAAACGCGGTTTAGTACTACGCGATAAATACAATCGCGGAGGAACCGAAGTTGGAGTAGCAAGAGCAAGAGATTTATCTAACGGAGCTGCAATCTCATTAGATACAATTAACAGGATGTTGTCTTATTTTGCCCGGCATGAAGTAGACAAAAAAGGTGAAGGTTGGGGCAAAGATAGCGCTGGATACATAGCGTGGTTGCTATGGGGAGGCGATGCAGGATGGGCTTGGGCTAAAAAAGTAAAAAGAGAAAATGAATCTAAGGAGAAAAGCACCATGAACGATTTAACAACAGCATTCTTTGAGATTGTAAAGTCAGACCGCAATGCTGACGGAACGATGATGGTGTATGGAAAGGCAACTGACGATTCGATAGACATTGACCAGCAAATCTGCGACCCGGTGTGGTTAGACAGAGCAATGCCGGAATGGTTTAAAAGCGGAGGCAACGTAAGAGAGCAGCATTCAAACATCGCGGCCGGAGTCGCAAAGGAATACGAGAAGAAGAGCGACGGCCATTACATACACGCGCTTATCGTTGACCCAATTAGCGTTAAAAAAGTAGATACCGGAGTGCTAAAAGGATTCAGTATCGGAATTAAATCTCCACGCGTGGTACGCGACGACAAAGCTGCAAACGGAAGAATTATTGACGGGCAAATCGTTGAAGTCTCGATTGTGGATAGACCTGCCAACCCGAACTGCCAGCTGGTACTGGCTAAAAGCGTAAACGGAGAAAGCGGCATTTGGAAAGTAGAAGAGCTGATTGAAAAAGAAGAAAAGAAACCTAACTACGCAGCAATTAACGCTGGCGGAGGAAAGTCAGAGCCGGCCGATAAAGAGTTATACTCCCGGGTAAAGTCAGAGGCTAAGCAAAAATTTGACGTATACCCATCAGCGGTGGCAAATGCTTGGATTGTGCGCGAATACAAGAAGCGTGGCGGAACTTACAAACGCAGCGCTAAAAAGTCGCTAGAATTACAACATAACCAAGAGGAGTACGACATGACGACAGCAAACGAACTCATCGAGACTGCTAAGTCTCTCGCTACTGGCGACGTCAATAAATTTGACCAAAAACTATACGACGCAGCACGTACAGCGCTTGCGCAATTAATTGTGGTAGAAGCAAATGAAATGGCGACGGAAGATAGCAATGAAGAAATGTCTATCGCGCACCTACTCTCTGCGGTTCACCATTTATTCGCATGGTACGAAGGAGAAGAAGCCGAAGGCGAAGTAGCCGAAGCCGGAGAAGAAACAGAGGGAATTGAATTGGCAGCAAAAGAAACTGACGAAGCATGCAAATGTGACGGATGCAAAATGTGCAAAGCTGACGGAGGATGCGATAAGTCTCCATGCGCTAAATGCATGATGGCAAAGAGCGCGGAAGCACATAAGTGCCTAGAGTGTGGTTGCGGTATTCCGCAAGATTCACATGGCCGCGATGATGTATCTACTGCAACGATGGTATCGCCTAGCGAAACACCTAAGAGCGCGGAAGCGACCGAAGAAGTAAAAGAATTAACAGACCAAGAATTGCCAGCTGCCGAAGAAACAGCACCGGCCGAAACAACTGAGGCAACAGCCGAAGAAGTTACCGAAGAAGCGGCAAAAGAAGAAACAGAGAATTCCGATGCTGAAAAAGTTGAGGAAGAAGTAAATGCTATCGTGGAGAAAGCGGTAAAAAGCGCGACAGAGTCTCTAAAGAAAGAGATTGCTGAACTGATGAGTGCAAATAAGGCAACATCAGCAAAGGCAGTAACTTTGGAAACTGAGTTAGCGGCTGCAAAGTCTCTCGCGGTTGCTGGCGGTCCAAAAAGAACCGTCAAACCAATAGACCATGCGTCAACAGACCTATTGGTTAAAGCGGCCACATACAAGGCTAAAGCTGACGCAACAACTGACCCGGATTTAGCAAAAGGCTACAAGGCTCTTTATCAGGAATACCTGACTAAAAGTCAAGCCGCAAGCGAATCCAACTAACCCGAAAGGAATAAACTCATGGCCGAAATGCCACGCGCTAAAGACCTCTTCGGCGATGCTTCACCAGTAGACGCAGCGAAGCGCATGGAGGAATACACCGAGACACTCGGTAAGTCACTCTCAAATGCTTCATCTGTGCCCGGACAAGCACCTGCCGCAGACCCAATTACAGCAATCGAATCATTGGTTGCTAATAAGTCATTAACTGGCGATGCACTTGCTGGACTTAATTCTGCTCTCGCTTCACAGCGTACAGCGATGCAAGATATTCAGAAAGACATCAGCCTTACATCTCCACTCAGCACATCTTTCGCAGCGTTTGACTTGGAAGCACCTGCAAAGCTGCTTACACCACGTCCAACACCTCTCCGTAACCGCATTCCCCGTAAAAAGGGTGTCGGTACTTCACACCGCGTAAAGCGCATTACTGGCTACACAGGTACAGGTACAGGCGGA